TGCATCCCAATCAAGACAACTGGCATGATCACTCCCTTGATTTGTTTCTCTCTGACAAATAAGCCGTTATCGCTTCAAGGATTCCATCTGGCGCATCAAGTAATTCATTTGGTGAGATTCCTAGCTCCACCGCGAGAACCGCAACCGTATAGGTTAGGGAGTCGCGGTGGATTCTGAGGAAGGGTCAGAGACCAACTCAACGGATTTGATCGTGTCCAAAAAATCGCCACCAAAAGGCTTGACCACAATTCCATTGGATTGAAGAGATTTCCATCCAAGATAGTAAATGTGTTCCAGCTTTTGTTCCTCGCCAATCAACTTGGCGAGACCTTTGCCGAACTTCTGCTCAAAGTCAACAATGATTCTTGGTCGCAGAGAGAATGTGTGTTCTGTGCCATCTGCCATTGTTGTCTTGATTGATAATCCATCCATTGTTTTCCCCCTAGTTATTGATTATGAAGTTGCTTTTGTAATTGTTCCAGAGATAGGCCATGTCACAGAGGCCGTTGATAACTGTCCAACTGCGGCTTTCAACGGAGTCCAGTCGGAAATCAAAGCGCTCACTGTGTATTGCGGATTGGTTGTCGTAGTCGATCCGGAAACTGGCTTGACAATAATTGTCTGCGTGGTTCCAAGTAGCGGATAGATAGTTGCCTCAACTGATGAAGCTGCGAAATCCTGCAAGAAATCCAAAGTGATCTGATTGTCGGCAAGACCAGCAACGCGAGTCTTCGCAGTGTTTCCGAATGTTGTTGTCTCGATGATGTCATATTTGGTTTCAAGAGTGATGTTGGTGATCGAAGTTGAGAGATCAGTTCCAGCGATGGAAACTGAGGCATTGGTGAGAACGAGCTTTGCCATGTTATGCGACCGCCTTTGTGATAGTTCCAGTGATAGGCCATGTCACAGAGGCCGTTGATAACTGTCCAATTTGTCCCTTGAGAGGAGTCCAATCCACAATAACCGCCGAAAATGTGTATGTCGGGTTGGTTGCTCCAACTGCTGAGGATGTTGGCTGAACCACGATTGTGGTTGTCTGCCCAATGAGTGGATAGATTGTTGCCTCCACATTTGCTGCCGCGAAGTCTTGATGGAAATCAAGAGTCACTTGGTTGTCTGCTAATCCGGCAACGCGAGTCTTCGCAGTGCTGCCGAATGCGGAAGTCTCGATGATGTCATCTTTGGTTTCCAAAGTGATGTTGTTGATGTGATCTGACAAGTTGACCGAATTGATCGTCACCTTGGCATCAGTAAGAACGATTTTACTCATTCGGTTTCTCCTTCAGTGGTTGCTTCTGATTGTACCGCAGGAGCTGGATCTACTGCGGATGGTGCTTCTGGTGCTTTTTTCTTTGTATTTGTCCCATCTTCTGTGATGTGACCGCCTTCAATGAGAGCTTCGATGTTCACTCCCACTGCCAGCAATTCTTCATCCGTAATGATCGAGCCTTCAGCCTTGGGGAAATCCAGCCGATCTGATGTGATGATGTACGCCATTTTCTTCTCCTTATGACTGGGCTTGATAAGCGATGGTGAAATTGATGACAACTGCCGCGCCCACCGTTGTTTGACGATAGTTGACCGAGTTGGTTTCAAGTATTGAATAGAGAGCAGTCCCAGTGAAGGTTGGATCTGCCCGGATAACTGTGTCCACTGCGGAAAGCAATGTGAAAGCTCTTGTTCTTCTCGCTGTGAGGCTAGTTCCACCATTCCAAGACCAGAGAGAGCAATTGATTCTTCCTGATTCCTCATGGAGATCAGTGAAGGCAAATGGTGAATCGCTGATGGTAGCGATCTGCATTTCAGCATCGCCGATCGATCCATCATGTCCGATGGCTATTGCATCGCCCGGATATGAATCATCCACTTCAGCGCCATCAAAGATTCTGACTCCAGTTAGGGAAGAAGCTGAACCAAGAGCAGCAATGATCTTGGTGATCATCGTTGGGAAAGCTGTTGAGACTGTCATTAGGCGATACCGGGGAAGCTGGTTGGATCAAGTAGCTCCATCGCTCTTCTTGGCAGAGAGTAAGTCGGAGTCTGATAAAGCTCATCTCCACCCAAAGTTCTTGCCGTGACATTCATTGCGCCTCTTTGTGTCTGCCACAGATGTCGGATGATCTCCAAAACACCTTGCTTGGCTGCCATTGGAGGATTGACATATCCGGCAACATAAGTGAGCTGAATGTTGTTGAAACCTTGCGACCAGTAACCATAAGCGTTGTTCGCGTAGATGCTCGAAGATCCGATTCGATAAAGTCTCTGCCCTGTGTAATCGAGAGCGTATGCGCTCGATGATACCAAATCGCCGTTCTCATAGACTGAGGTCATACTCAGCGCCCTAGGATTGCGGATTCGGATGAATTCACCGCCGCCATCATAAAGCTCAGATGTGAAAGTTCTTCGCCCGAGTACCTGTCCAACATAAGATTCAGCGAGATCAGATCCGGCATCAATGAAGGATCGAAGTTCATCATCAAGTGTGGAATCTGTCAGTAAAATGTTCAGATGTGTTTTGACCTCATCAAGTCCAACAATTCCCAATTCTGTGAAATCTCGAATCAAGAATTCGTCAGAATAGGCGCTGGCGTTTGTTCCAGTTGCCAGCCATTTCACCGCGTGTCTTCCAACTTGTGTGGCTGAGAAGTCGCAATTGTAAAGTCCAGTTGAAGGATTGGTGACAGATCCAGAAGTGGTCGTTCCATCTGGTTGATAGATGGTGCAAGTTACTGCTGAAGCGTTTGCATTGGCTCCATTGGAATCTGTGATTGTTATACCAAGAGGGACAACATCGCCCAGATCGTAAGTCATCGGGATCTCCTTGTGATTGTGCTAGTTGATCGGATTCTGTCTGTGATCGTTGTACCTTGGCGCACCCTGTCGGCAATTATCGCATGAGGGATGGATTCTTGTGCCGTCATAGTTGCGCCCACTCTTGTCCGAAAGCGTGAAGCAATTCTCGCCCGGATTCGATCGGACATGATCGCGCCGCCGATGTATCCATATCCAAAAGCAGTGAGGCTAAGAGATCCGGATCCAGTAGTGGTGAAGTAAAGCAAGTCAGAGGCAAGACCACTGATGGCGATATTGCCAGCGCCAGTGGTTGGAAGTTTGAGAGATGCCGAACCACTAGCAACAAGATTGATTGAACCTGAGCCATTGCCAGAATAGGCAAATGTTCCAGATGCGTTTCCAGTAAGAGTGATGGAAGCTGAGCCAGTGAATGGAGTGAATGATCCGGTTCCACTTGCCACCAAAGTGATGAAGCCAGCGCCAGCATCAACGAAGAGAAGCGAATCTGTTCCGCTTCCAACGATGGTGATCGTTCCAGCGCCAGTGGTTGAATAACTGATTGATTGACTAGCTGATCCAGTGAGTGAAATTGAACCTGAGCCAGTATCAGAGAAGGAAAGAGAAGCTGTGGCAGTGGCAACAAGGCCGATGGATCCGGTTGCTGAAACTGGGAACGAGAGCGAATCGCTTCCCGAACCAGTGAGCAAGATTGAACCTGAGCCAGTTGATGCAAATATGATGGAATCAGTTGCAGATGCAGTGAGTGTGATCGAACCGCTTGCCGATACTGGGAAAGTCTCTTGATCTGTCGCAGTTGCAGTGAGTGTGATTGAACCTGAGCCAGTGGTTGCAAATGAGAGCGAATAGGTTGCAGATGCAGTGAGTGTGATCGAACCGCTTGCCGATACCGGGAAAGAGAGCGAATCTGTTGCAGATCCAGTAAGTGTGATCGATCCTGAACCTGATGTGGATGCTGCGCCAGCATTGTAGGCAACGCCTGTCGCATTGTAGGCAATGTTTTCGTTATAGAGTGCCATCAATGCTCCTTCTGGTTATTCTTCTTCGAGCTTGACCTCTGCGATCAATCTATATTTTCCCACTTGACATTGAACGCAAGATTCATTGACAACTGGATCAAATTCGTTTCTTGTTTCCATATATCCAGTGTTACAGATGAGACATTGATACTCGTATCGTGTAGCCATTTCGCTCCTTAGTAATAAAGATAGACAACGCCATTGCCACCAGAGCCACCAGTTCCACCAGTGGAAGCAGCACCCCCACCGCCCCCACCGGAGCCACCATTGCCACCATTTTTTCCTGAACCTGCTGATCCTGCGCCTGTATAACCAGCCCCACCGCCTCCAGCTCCAAAACTTGTTCCAGTACCCGTTGAGCCAGCTCCTCCGGCATAGAAGTCACCAGTGCCGCCAGCCCCACCTGTTCCAACTCCAGTTGTTGAAGCAGAACCTCCACCTCCACAAATTAGACCAGCTCCACCTGCGCCACCAGTTGAAGCTCCAGTGACAGTTGTGGAGCTGCCACCGCCCCCAGTTGAAACTGCTGGATTAGAAGAAAGGGGGCTTGATGTTGCTGCGCTCCCTGCTCCAGCATATCCAAAAGCATTGTTTGAAACACCAGGAGCTCCTGTATAAGAAACCGTTGAAGTTGTGGATGCTGTTGAAGGCGTTGCTGCTCCTGCTGCCCCACCTCCAGCGCCAGCCGTAAGACCGCCAGAACCGCCACCAGCAAAGACCATCCCATATTGTGAGGAGGTTCCAGATGCTCCACTTGCTGCGGAAGCAGAGCCAGTTCCACCTGTTCCAACTGTGACTGTGTTGGTTGCAAATGTCCAACCTTGCGAAAATCCTCCAGCACCTCCTCCACCGGAATAGTTAGCAGATGAACCACCTGCTCCACCACCGCCAATAACAACCGCATAGACTCTTTGAATTCCGGCAGGGATCACAACTGATGAAGAAGATGTTGTGAAAGTTTGTTGAAGCTTCAAGCCATAAGGAGTGTCAGAAAAAGTTGAATTGTTATAAATGGAAACTGTCATGATCTGCTCCTAATAGAAAAGATAGAGAATTCCGTTACCGCCTGTGCCAGCAGTGGTTCCACCACCTCCAGCACCGCCACCTAAACCGCCATTTCCACCAGTTGTCCCTGAAGCAGCCACTCCATTTCCTGCAATTCCAGCTCCACCACCGCCAGCGCCATTTGTTCCAGTACCAGTTGAACCAGCACCACCAGTAGTGATTGTTCCTGTGAGAATGTTGACTCCCGATCCGCCAGCTCCACCTGTTCGCGTTCCTGTGGTAGTACCTGCTATTCCACCCCCACCTCCAACTATCCCTGAACCGCCAGCACCTCCAGTTTGAGCAGAAGATCCTGAGCCTGTTGATGCCCCTCCCGACCCCCCTGAGATGCCGTTCCCACCAGCGCCAGCCGTACCTCCTGCAAAAGTTGTGTCCCCACCATTACCTCCCCCACCCCCAACAAAACCAAAAGTTCCATTTTTTGTTGATTGACTGCTAGTACTACTTCCACCAGGCATTCCCCAATAGTTTGAACCAGCGCCAGAAAGTTGACCTGCTCCAGCTCCTAAATACCCTGAACTACCGGGGCCAGCAACGACATTTCCATATCTAGTAGTTACTCCATTTGAATCGCCAGCTCCTCCAGAACCTACTGAACATTTATTATTTGCCAAGGTCCAGCCCCAAGCAACACCTCCAGCGCCACCACCTTGACCACCATTTGCCCCTGAATTTCCCCCACCCCCACCGCCAACTGCTATTGCATAGACCCAAGTTATACCAGCAGGGATTGTGACCGATGTGGTTCCTGCGTTGATTGTCTGGCGTAGTTGCAAGCCATGAGGCAAGATTGAAGAAGTAAAGCCATTTGGAGTCACTGTGTTTGATGATGGATTCCAAGAATTGACTTGCGAACCTACTTCTCCCCTGCGTATTGGATTAGCCATTATGCGACTCGGTTCACATAACCAGAGATGTTGATGACTGATGCAGTTCCAGCATAAGCATAGACAGTTGATGCAGTAGGAGAACCGCCACCGGATCCAGTAAGGACAAGGCCGGGAACAATCAAGGTCAGCCCTGAGTTTGCTGGAATTGTCTGTTGGATTTGATTGACGGTTGCAGTGCCGCCAAATTGAATAGTAAGAACAATCGCAGCAGTCGAAGTGTTTGTGGCGTAAAGCCAAATCTCATCGAATGCAGTTGAGGAAGTACCTGTCGCGTGAATCGTTGTTCCAGTTGATGCAGTCGCAGCAACCGCGATTGGCGCTCCTTGCGTTGATCCTGAAAGCAGTGTCTTTGAATATGTAGCCACGATCTTCCCCTATCCGAAAACTTGTGAAGCAAGAATTGTTTGATCTGACTCGCTGGCATAAGCAGCCAAGCGAGCTTTGACATTTGCAAAAGTGCCTTTCGGCAAAGTTCCAAGCTCTGTCTCAATTGCAAGAACCGCATCATTGATGTTGTCATGTTGAGCAGCGTGTGGAACTGTCGCTGAATCAAGGGTATCCGTTGCAGTTGGATTGGTAAATGAATCCAGTGATGTTGGATATGAGGTCGTCATCAGATACCCCTCAGATTAGGAAGCGGAAACTGAAAGAGATCCAGCGGCGATGGTGACAACGCCAGCAGAAGATCCAGTTGTGATCGATGGCGATAGAGCGCCGCCGATGTAATAAGTTCCAGAAGTTGAAGCAGACCAGACTCCGAAATATGAAGCAGTCGTTGAAGCTGGCAAGTTGATCGACAATGCTCCAGAGTTTGTCACCGATCCTGAAGATGGTGAGTTCCAAGTGACTGCAACGCGAGCATAAGTGCCGCCAGTAACTTCTGAACCGCCGGAAGTCGTTGGATCGGCAGTATGTAGGGAAACATAAGACCAGCCAGTGGTGCTGAGAGCTTGGTTGGCTTCTGT